CCTTTGAGTTCATCGAAAATGGTTTCGAGGAGAAAGTCAGAGTAGCCTCGGACGTTGGGAACGTGTCGTTTCTCGATGGTGGTTAGCATGGCTGTGCGGTGTTGATGGTGCGGAGGTTCTTGGCGCGGAAGATTGGGGTCTCTGGGAAGAGTTTCCGGCCTGCTGGTGTGGCTTGAATCAGGATCATTCCGGCGTTTTTGGGTTTGAGCTCTTTGATAGCGCGGGTGATCATTCTTTTGTCTTCGAGGAAAGATGCGATTCCGGCGGCGTCTTCGACGGTGATGTCGAGGCATTGGGCTACGCGGTAAAGAGAGACACATTCCCTTTTCGCGATGATGCTGAGAGCAAGCAGGCTGCGGATTTTTGAGATCCCGGCGGCGCTGGCGCGTTCGAGTGTGGCTTCATCGATCATGCTGCCTCCTTCTTTTTAGGTTCGACTGTCTTCGAGGTGATGTGAGCGAGGACGTTGCCAAGTGTGACTCCGTGCTTTCCCTTCGCGGTCTCGGTGACGGCTAAGTAGTGGGGGATTTGCTTCGAGCTGAGTGCGACGAGCACTTCCACGGTCTTCATTGGGAGGACAACTTTAGACGCAATATCTCCCTGGGCTTCCTCGATGCGGTCGGCGAGTTTTTCGGCGATGAGGTCGAAGAGATTAGGGGGAATGCCGTTTTGAAGGGCATGGTTGGCGATTTGAGTGGCTGCTTGGGCAATGGCCTCGGCGAGCTGGGACTCTGTGAGGATGTTCATGATGCTTTCTTGATGGTGGTGAGTTGTCCGATTAAAACATCAATGCCTCTATCTACTGACATGCGGAGGATGTCGGAGCGTTTGAGGCCGGTCTGAGTTGAGGCTTCTAAAAGCTTGGATTCCACCTGTGGAGTGAGCTTTAGAGACACGGGTTTAGATAACTGTCGGGAGGTCGATTTGTTGGTTGCCATTTCTAAAAAGTAGTAGAATCTACTATTACGACAAGAAAAAAGTAGTAAAATTTCCTACCTTGTGTAAAATAAGGGATGGCTGAGAAGAAAAGCAAAGCTCCATCAACGGTAAAATTTCCACAATCTACCTTAGATAAGATCGACTTAGCGGCGGAAATAACGGGCTTACCTAAGCAAGAAATAATCCGGCTTTGCACCGCAATTGGTCTAGAGGATTTGCGACGGATTGACTACGATCTTGCTGGAACTGTGGTCGATATGGTCAGGGGACCAGTGAAGAAAAGGGAAGCTTCCGGTCTAAAGGTCGCGGAAGATAAAACCGAGTTTAATACTTAAACTACGATGAACCTAGTAATTGAAAAGACTTTGAACGAAGTCCTGAAAGAAGAAGCAGACAAGGAGCCAAATTCCTCCAATGATGCAAGGGATTACCCATGCCAAGGTAAGGATAAGATCTTTCGTTTCTTGGGACTTCTTAATATCTTTTGCTTGGGTAGAAATAGATTCTTCCTTCATGTGTGATTTAACGAGTGAAAGATAAGCGATGAGAATGCAAACAAAGGCAATGAGAAGGAGCGCAACTCTGTATTCTGGAATGAATAGGCCACATAGAAGCCAGACAAATCCTCCAGTGATTCCTAAAAATGGGATAACGCTATCAGTGGGCGCGAGGATTGCAGAGAGAGATAATTTTTTCATAGACGAAGATGAACGATAAAAGGAAAAGCTATAAAACCCGAAGAGGCAACCGTGTTTTTACGGTTTACGATTGGAAGCATCCAGCAACGGGTTCCAGCCGGTGGCGATTTGCATGGAGGCGGGACTCTGTTTCCCCATGGAGATACAAGACAGGGAAGACGAAGGGAGAGATCGATGATGCTCTCGATGCGCTATGCGAAGAGCTGGACCTTGGCGGCATGGTGTGGAGTGAGCTCGGAGCGAAAGCTCAACATTTTCTCGAAGAGGTCTATGGATCCACTAAGGAAGAGAGTTGGCCGGAGGTGATCAGGTATTTAAAAGCGCGCAATGAGAGCTCTGAGATAGTCGAGGCGGTGGAGATGTTCATGCGCTTCAAGATTGAGAGCACGGGAGAGAATACTCCCCACCTTCGACAAGTTGGCTCTGTGCTGTCTGAGATGGGCAAGGAGTTTGCTGGCTGTGCTGTGGCGGATATTACTCATTCCGATTTGGAAACTTGGTGGCGTGCGCGTGGAGAGAAACTGAGTGCGAAGCGGCGGAAAGACCTGCGGGCAAATCTCGTTGCGTTTTGGAAGTGGGCTAAGCGAAACAATTTAGTCGCGGGCGATGGTGTGACGGTTGCGGAGCGGTTGCCGTTGGTGGCTGTGGGTCACGGCAAGCGGCGCGTGTTGAGCGTTGACGAGTTGGAGCGGTTGCTTGTGGCTGTGGAATCGGACTTCCGTGCATGGGCAATCCTTGGAGCATTTGCCGGGATGAGACCGGAGGAGATTTCTGCAGGAACTAGCAAGCGAGGAAATAAGCGTGGTCTGCGGTGGGAGGAGATCGATTTCAAGTTTAACGTCATTCGCGTTCCTGCGGAGGTAGCTAAGACGGGATTCCCTCGCGTTGTCCCTTTGTTGCCAGCGTGCCGGGCGGGTCTGCTCTGGGCTGGTGTTCAGGATAGCGGCCCCGTGTGTGCTGTTAATCCAGCAAAGGCCGGGGAAACTCTGCGGCTCGGCAAGGTGGTGTTCTCGGACGGCTGGCCTCAAGACGCTCTCCGTCATTCTTATGGCTCTTATCGGAACGGGGTGTTGCGTTCACTTGAACAGGTAGCCGAGGAGATGGGAACGTCTCGGGCGATGTTGCTCCGCCATTATCATAACCCTCAAACTGAGGAGGACGGTGCTGCATGGTTTCAAACAACTGTTCCGATATGTTCCGATGAAATGGATGGTTCTATCGTGGAAGGTGACGAGATAGGAAAAGCGATTCCTTTTAAACAAAAGAAAAGGGCGTGAGATTCCACTACGCTCTAAGATGCGGGCAGGTTCAAATCCTGCTCCCGCAACCAATGAAGGCCGTTTAGCTATAAGAGTTAGACGGCCTTCTCCGTTTAACTGTTCCGAGAGTGTTCCGATGGAATGTTACTGGGCTTAGGTGCATCTGGCGCGATGTGCCTGTCGTAGAGAGTTTTTGCGATGGTGAGCCATACCCATAAAGACAGCCCAAAATTTTCGAGGATGTGTCCGATTTTCACGGCTTCGAGGTTGCCACAAAGGAAACCTGTCCCGGTGATAAAAAGTCCGGCGCCGGCGAATGCGAGGGGAATGCGGTTATGAGCGAGCTGGGTGGCAGGGATGCGGATCAGTGCAATCCATATTCCCGCGCTGGCGAGGAAGCAGCAAATTACTTGGATCAGTGTCATGTAACCAATATGGGGCGGATTAGTGACGAATTCCATGCCGGTGATAGCAAGGTCTCTCATTTCTTGGCGGCGATGTAGGATTTAATGATGTCCGGGATGGCTGAGATGATCGTGGGAATAATGGCAACGATTGCCCAGGCAAACATGGCGAGAAAAGCGCTCGTTGCGAGTGCGGTGGATGGGCTAACACTGATTTCCCACTTGGGGAGGATGTGGTCGATGATGAACGGGGAAAAGGTTCCGCCAAACATGGCGCAACCTAGCCAGCGGATTAGCTCGGTGCGGATGCTTTGTTTTTGATCTTTCTTTGGAAAAAATGCTACGGCCATAAATCCGCCCCCCACGGCGCCGGCGAGGGCTAGGACTGTGAGGGTGCTATCGAGTAGGACTCCGGTGGCGGGCTCGGCAACGGTCGAGGGGATGAGTCCGGAGGCGGCGATGGGTGCTCGGAGTGTAAGCGCTAAGAGACTCGCTCCGGCTGCGGAGAGTGCTGGGAAAAGTGCTGTGCTAAATGGCCCCATGGTGTGCTTCGTGGTGGGAGTTTAGTGCCGGGTGGCCTCGAAGTGCATGGCGTCATATCCCCAAAAGGCACCGGCGGAGATCCATCCTTCTTTGGCGAATTCTTCCATGATTTCGAGGGGCATGTCGGCTTGCATTGGCCAACTATTGCGGAAGGAGTTGTCGTCTGCGTCTAGGTCGATCGCGGCTCCGTAGGCGTGCACGGAGTAAGAGCGGCCTCCGCGTTTATTGCGGAAGTTGAAGACGCCACCGTAGTCCTCTGCCTCTTCCATGATGTCTCGATCGGTGCCATGTAGCTTTTCGATGGCTTCGAGAATTTTGAGGAGGGAACAGGCAACTTTGTGATGCACGCGGGTCCGGCGGACTTTCTTCCCGTCGAATAGCATGGGATAGGGAAAGTCGATCATGGTGAGTTGTGACTCATTGCCCGGCTCTCCGTAAAAATTACGGAGAGATTGTTGGTCTGATTTAGGCCAAGGGCTGACTTTTGGCATGAGTGCGCGAAGATGGCGACGACATGCTTTTTGTGAGATAGGTCCCCAGAAACCATCGTCGGATCCATCGCGGTCTTCGGGTGCGTAGGAGTCCACGATGCGGCGTTGCATCCGGGTGATTTCGAGGGCGTTCATGTTCGTCTATTGTGTGGAGCAATAGACGGGCGGGGAGTGAAGGGACTCCCTGTTACTAATTACTTAGTAGCCTTTAAGAAGACTGCCAAGAAGTAGATTGATGAATGCGAGCGAGATGATGACAAGCGCGGCTACAAGCCAGCCCATAGGGAGGCAAATAATCCCAAAGGCAAACGCGAAAATGGAATTGCGGAGGGTGGAGCGGCGGGGAGCGGAGGCGTTTGGTGATTTCATGGTTTAAATAGGAGGTAGAGGAGAGCGGTGGTGGAGATAGCGAGGAGAGTGGAGATGCCGGCAAAGCGGTTGCGGGTTTTCTTGGTGTTTTTGTGAAGCGCTCGCTCTGCTGCGAGCTGGTCGTTGGTGGTGTTGGCGATGGTGGCGTATTCGCGAAGCGTAGCGTTTTCTTGTTGGAGTGCGTAGGTCTGGGACTCGTTGACGGCGAGGTCGCGGGTGAGGGTCTGGAAGTTCCGGGTAAGGGTGATTGATTCTTTGGTGACGGCGTCGAGTGCGGTCTGGGTGGTGGCGAGTTCCTGGTTGAGCTGGCCGGCTAGGACTTTGGCGGTTTGGAGCTGTCTCTTGGTCTCTGAGGTGATAGGGATTAGATCAAGCGCCTTGGTTAGATCGAGGGCTTTGGTCGTGGCCTTGGCTGCTTGATCACTGGCGGCGGTGGTGGCTTTAGAAACCTTGGCCACGGAGTCCGCCACATCTCGGGGTTCAACTTTATAGACGGGCGGAGGTGGTGCGATGATAGCGCGCGGAGGAGCCTGCACGCCACAAGATGCGACGAGTAGGGCTAGGCAACAAAGGGTTAGATGTGGGCGGTTCATTTTTTAAATTCTCGGAGGATTCCTAGCAGATGGCGGGCGATGCAGCGGAGATGCAGGATGATCCGTGCTGCTATCGTCTCGCCTGTGGGGTTCATGGCTTATAAATGAAACGTAGCTCCGAGAATAAAAAGGCCATCAATCTTTTCCTTAGACCAGCCAAGCTGTTCGACTGCCGCAATAAACAATGGGTTTGAGCGTTTGATTGTGGAGGCATGATTCCAGCCATCTTTAGTATTCTGGTCTGCCTCTGAGATCAGGGCTTCGACTGTTTCGCGGTCCGCTGGTGTGGCGTTTAACGCCTGCTTGACTTGGTAGTTGGTTACTTCGGTGGGCACGGGCGCGGCCACTGCACTCTCAATCTCCGTAATAGTAGGCTCGACACCAAGTTTAGCAGTGTCCCAGTGGGTGATTCCCCAAACGGATTTAGGCATTGCAGCTCTTCGCTCCTCGGTGGTCATGGTCTCCATCTCTGAACGTAGCTCCTGTGAGATTTCAGGACGTTCGGTGACGCCGAAAATGTAATCTACTGAGGGGACTACATTGGCATCGCGTGATTTAGCGAGGTGGTCTAGTGCGATTGCGAGTTGTGTTGGTGTAAATTCCATAATGTTATCCTTGGTTGTTTTCTACGCTTGATCCGTCTAGGCAAAGGCGCGTAATGCCTCCTCCTGAGACCGTTTCAAACTCCCCTACTTTTACGCGGCATTTGTATAGATTCCCTGTGAATGTGCCGTAACGGCCGAAGCTATACTCTCCAGCAGTGCAGTCAGTGAATGTTCCAGAAGCTGTGCCTACGCCGCCGAAGCCTACACCTCCAGCAGTGCAGTTCGTGAATGTTCCTGAAGCTGTTCCTTCGCTGCCGAAGCTCTCATCTCCAGCAGTGCAGCCAGTGAATGTTCCTGAGGCTGTGCCGCTGTTGCCGCCAAAGCTTCTATTTCCAGCAGTGCATCTGGTGAATGTTCCTGTGGCTGTTCCTCCGCCGCCGAAGTTACGATTGCCGCCGAAGCTATACTCTCCAGCAGTGCAGTCAGTGAATGTTCCTGAAGCTGTGCCGCTGCTGCCGCCGAAGCCTACACCTCCAGCAGTGCAGTTCGTGAATGTTCCTGAAGCTGTTCCTTGGCTGCCGAAGCTCTCATCTCCAGCAGTGCAGCCAGTGAATGTTCCAGAAGCTGTTCCTCCGCTGCCGCCGAAGCTGCTCTCTCCAGCAGTGCAGTCAGTGAATGTTCCTGAAGCTGTGCCGCTGCTGCCGCCGAAGCCAGCATCTCCAGCAGTGCAGTTCGTGAATGTTCCTGAAAAATCCACTTGGTTTCTATGCGAACGGCCTTTATTAGTCCCAACGCAGTTCACATCCTTCATTTTGGTAAGTGGAAGATTGGTGTTTGGATAATACGCGACGTCATTCGATATACCAACGGCATCACTGGCACTCTCTAGTGTCATTCCTTGAATCAAGACATCATTGGCAGTCTGAGCGACCGTTCTGCCTACGCTGGTGATCCAGACATTCTCTCTTGCGCCAACGCCGATTAAATCGACGAACTCAGCATCGAGGGTTATTCCGTTGGTGTCGGTAGCCGCTACTAAATCGTAGCGGCCAGAGAATACCAAGACACACGCGCGATTGGTTGCAGAGAGTGCCGCCCCGTTAGGCGTGAGAGCTTTCGCAGCGGTGTAGGCATCTTTTAGAGCTTCGCCGTTAGCGACTGCATCAGCCCCGTCACCATATGCAGCGATAAACGAGTTGCCAGAAAGCCCGGCTTCCAAATCCGCTGCAGCCCGTGCTTCCGCTTCTGCATCGAGCGCGGCTTGCAGTCCGAGAATGTCCGCAATGCCAAGGCCGTCTAACTCGGTCGAGAGGTTTTTAATAAAGTCGATACGCTCCTGAGCTGTGTCGAGATCAACATCGTCGGCGGCGAGGATGGATTGCAGAGCTGTGATCGCGGATTGAAGCGAGGTTACTGCGGCCGCTCTCGCTGTCTCCTCTGCATCGAGATCCGCCTGCGACGCGGCGCCGGCGTTCTGGCGGGCCTGTAATTGGTCGGCCGTCGAAAGGGTTTGGTCCTGGTCGAATCTTAGCGCGCGCGCATTGATTCGAGCGAGCACTTCGGTCGGAGTATCTGGGTGATAGGACTCTCCGGTTTCGGGGCGGATGAGACCACGGGAGTAAGAGTTTAGGATTGCTCCGTCAACGGCTATCGAGAAGGCGATGGCGATGTCCGATGAGGTGGATCCGGAGAGGACTAGGCGGACGGCTTTAGATGGAGCTATGAACCGGAAATTGCTGCCGGTGGTGAGCGGGGAGAATTCAAAGCGATTCCAGGTTGCTCCAATTTGGTATTCGATGGCGAGTGAACCGCCACCAAAGGATCCGGAAAAGGCGAGGGAATACTCGCGACCGGGGAAGGTGAGGAAAGAAGTGGTTCCGTTTGCGGTAAGGGTAGGCTGGCTCATGCTCGGCTATTATGCGGAGCCGCCGGGTGGGGAAGAGTGAAGGGCGTTCTTTTTATTTATCTTTCGGGTCGTAGAGTTTTAGAGACTCTAAGCGGTCGAGATAAGTGGGACGGTCTTGCTCTGGGAGCGTGGCGATGATGCGGGTGATGGCACGGGCGCGGGAGTCTATGGTGAGACGAGAGAGGGCGAGCTCTTGCTGTGTCATGGAGGCTTTGCGTAGGCGCGGCGCCACGCGGCGGCTAGTGGCTTTGTCCATGCGGGCGAGGCGGGACTCTTGCTGTTTAGTGGGGAGGTCGAGGAGTTCGGCGGTGAGTGTTTCGATGCGGGCGGTGGAGTCGTCGCGCTTTTCTTTGAGTGTGTCTTTTTCCTCGGAAATGATGCGGCGGACTTTCTCGTCCTGTGACTCTCCGAAGATTAGATCCTTTGCGTTTTTGGCGATTCCGTAGCTATCGCGGGCTGCACGGAAACCGGCGGGGACTATGGCAAAACCTGCGTTGTAAACTCCAAGTAGTTGAGAGTAGTTGCCAGCGTCCCGGAGGAAGTCTTGGATTGTGAGGTCGTCGGTGTTCCAATCGCGATAAACGGCCGAGCCTTTGGCCTGGATGATAGAGGCGATGGTCTTGTCGATCGGGTTAGCGGATGATGAAAATCCACCTTTACCAATCGTGGAAAAGATGGCGAATTCAAGTCCTTGGCCAAGGAGCGGGAGTCCGGAGAGTGGTCCGGCGATCATGGCGGCGAGGTAGTCGCGGGGTTCCCAGTTATCCTCGTCGTCTCCGTCTCGAGAAATGGTTTTCCAAATATCTCCAGCCATCTGGCCCATGAGTCCATAGATTGACCATGAGAAGAATATTCTCCGGGCGGCGGCTCCTTTGCTTATCTCTCCTGCACTGGCAAGGGCTACGGCGTTGGCGCTAATAGCAAACTTTTGTCGAGGGTCTGAACGGAATAGAAACAAAGCTTTCGCAAAGCCGTGGGCGGTATTTTCGGCGAGAGACTTGTCCTGTGTGGTGGCAGGCTGGGCGGTCTTTACGATAATGCGGTCCATGTGGATCAGTCCGGCTTCGTGTGCTTGGGAGTCTGAAAGTCCGGCTTTGATTGCTCGGTCGTATTGTGATTTATAAGACGCGGCTCCCGTAAGGGTGGTGAAGGCTGCATCCGCCCATGCGATGGGGAGCCGGCCCGCGTCGAGGAGTTGCATGGCGAGGGACGGACTGGCGCGGGCTGCTTCGAGGATGCGCTTGTCCTCCGGGTTCATGCCTTGGAGGATCCGCTGCTGCACGGATTCGGATCCCCATACCATTTTAAGCGAGGAGGGGTCTGAGATGGCGAGGAACGTGCCGCGTATCGCGTCGGTGGTTGGTTCCATCATGAAATGTCCAAGTCCGGCGGACCACTGTTTGAAGATTGTTCCGAGGTTGAAGGAGAGGCCGATAGCGGACTGGGCGGCAAGCATGTTCTGGGTCACTTCTGCGAGGCCCTGCGTTTTTGCTGCGCGGTTCTGGCCATCCACTTCGAGCACGTCGAGCCAGTTGGAGAAGTTAGCGGCTTCGCGTGTTCCGTAGTTTCCTTCGATGGCGCGGCGTAGGTCGGGGGAGCGGAAGACTTGGCGCATGTCCCGCATGGTCTCCGCGTAGGCGATGAAATACTCGGTCGATTCCAGGGAGGCCCAATAGTTTGCGAGGGCGTTTGATTGCTTAGGCCGGGCGGTGTGGTGGCTGCGTGTTTTTGTGAAACCGGCGGACATGGCATTGACTGGGCCGGTGCTTCCGTCTGGGTTGACTGATTCGGAGCGGGTGTCTAGGGACTCAAATAGGCCGGGGGTGTAGTTTTTGATTTGAGGCATGTCTAGGCCGTAAAGCCGTTGGAAAACGGGATTGAGGCGTTTGTATTGCTCGTTATATTCGGTCCGTAGATGGGAGCCAATTACCAGGGCTTTCGGATCGATCTGGGCTTTGATGTCTTCGAGAACGGATTGGGTAAATCCGTATTTATCGAGGGCTGGGAGGTATTGAGCTTGATCGGCAAGTTGGAGATAGTAGAGCGCTTCCATGTCGCTCATCCGGAGATTGCCGGCGACTCCTCGGGATGTGAGACGTTGGAAGCGCACGACCTTTTTACTAAAGGCTTTTTGTTCGTTTTGAGCGGTGAGACGTTGGAGGCGGAAGTCTGCAAGGGACTGGCGGAGGGACTCCATGGCGATTCGGTCCATTTCCCATCCAGTTTTCATTTCCCCGGCTAGGATTGCGGCCGCTTGCTCTTCGGACATCTTCTCCGTCTCGAAACGTGTTCCCTCTGCGGTCTCGATGTCAAAGGTGCGGCGCTTGGAGAGAGTGGCGAGGGTGCTGTTCATCTTCCTCTTCGCGGCTATTCCGGAGAGATTGAAGGCGTTGCGGGTGAATTCTTCAAAGCGTTCGCGGGCTTTGATCTTGGCACGGGTGACGGAGCGCTCTGACTCCCGGAGGCGGTCTTGGAATAGGCGAGCGGTCGGAGATTTCGGGAAAAGTCTTTCCATCGTTTGATGGAAGGAGGACATATCGCTAAGGAGCAATGTCTTTGTGAGGTCTTTTAATCCCTTGTCGGCCGTCCGCTTTGCCCATTTCATTTGGGAGACTCGTCCGCCGATGGAGTCGAGAACTTCGCGCTTCATGCCTGCGATTTCTTGGCGGTTGTTCTGGTCGATGATCTGGCGGGCGGTGCGTCCGCGTGTGTAGATGGTGAGGAGGTGGTCGTAGGCTTGTGAGAGTTCTGCTGCTGTGGAGTTGGTGAGGGCTCCAAAGGTTTCGAGGAGATCAATATTTTGCTGTTCTGTGGCAAGTTCTGCCTCCCATTCTTCGACAAGGTTCTCGTCGGTGGTCTCGGGGTATTTCGATTCGAGGGCGTCGTAGTTGGCTTGGGCTCCGATGAGGCGGGCGGAGACTTGTGTGGGTGTGAGGTGAATGAGCGGGATGATTGCGTTGACTAGGCGCTGGGTCTCCGGGGTGAGCCTTCCGCGTAGTCCTTTGTTTTGGCGTAGGTCTGGGGATGCGAGGTCGAGGAGCTTCTCGAAAGCTTGGGTGTATTGAGTTCTTAAAACCGTTTCGAGGGCGCTGTCTGCTTGATCGATGAGGCGGAGCAATGCTTTGATCCTGCCTTTCTCGGTTGATTTCCCGGTGATGTCGGCAAAGTCGATGGTGACTTTTCCGCGTGCTTCGACTGGGAGGGATGCAACGATCGCCTTGGCTTCGCCGATTGCGTCTTGGATGCGCCTGCGTTCTTCTCCGATTTCGTCGGTGGCCTTGCGTGCGAAGATGCCCACTCCGTTTTCCATGTCTTCGATCTGCTGGGTTAGGGCGGCGATGCGGTTGCGGACTTTTTCGTAGAACTCGGCGCGTTCCCGTGGCTCTTTATTGAGTCGGTGAGCAATGGCGCGCTCCAGGCGATTGATGCCCTGGGGAGAGAGGGCAAAGGATGTCTGCGGGGATTTTGCTGTTTCAAGGGAGACTGGGGTTTCTTGAATGCGAGAGTGTTGGAAAGCTTCCGTTGCGCCGAAAAATACTGGAGGAATTTTGAACAATCCTTCATCGACTGCTCCGATATAGGAGATTCCATTGCTTTCTGTTTCAAACTCTATGGCTGCATCGAGAAGGATTCCCGAATCATTGAGAGGTTGGAGGCGGTCTATAAGGTTTTTGGCTTCTGTTCGGTTTGTGGTTTGGGCGTGGACGCTGAAATAGATAGCTCCCTGCTCTCGGGCAGTTATAACGGTCTTTGAAAAGTCCACCGCGAGAATTTCCTCAATGGTTCCTTGCACGGATTTGACGACTTGAAGCTGGGCGTTCAGATAGAAGCCGATGATTAGATCGGGATTTTGCTTGGCCTCTGTCATTCCCTGAGCAATTCCGACAAGTCTTTCAGAACTATTGGCGTTTTTTTGGATTTCGGTGCCGGGATTGGGCCATGCGAAAGGGTCGGGGTTGTAGGTTGGGAGCTTTGCGCGTTTGATGTTTCCGTCTCGATTGATCGTAGTGAATTCTTTGTGATTGATGACGATATGCTCAAGCATAGGAGGCCCACCAGCGGCGGTCATGTCCGTAGTGTAGCCGGTGGTGATTCTAACGTCGGCGGTGCTGGGGGATGTGTCTCCGGATGGATGGTTGTGGATTAGGACGTAGGAGTCCGCTTCTGCCGTTTTTAGAAACTGGCGGTGGGCCTCTATTCCTTCGTCCCAAGAGCTTCCCTCTGCAAATAATGGGGCGGAGTTAGGGACGCGGGCGGTCACTGCCATGGCGTCTTTGACAAGCCAGCCCTTGCCTTTATCTACTAGGGCTATGAGGTAAAAAGTCTCGAAGCGCGGATTGCGTAATGCCTGCGCTTTGACTGCTAGGTCTTCGATGTTGGAGACTGTTTCTCCAAGGAAGTTGACTTTGAGGTCTGTGGAAATGTTGTCGGCGAGCCTTTGGCGGATAACTGATAGTCCGCCACGTCTTCCAGAATCACTCCCTTTTTCATTGCCTGATTTAAGTCTTCCGAAGATGGACTTAGAGAAATCGAGGATGTCTTGGAGTTTCTTTGCATATGGAATTCGCGGTTGCTCTAAGCGTAGCGCATCCTCTCCGATTTTGTCAATGAGAGTTTGACTGTGTTGCTCTGGCGAGAGGGAGTCCATAAGGCTTTCGCCTGCTCGATTGCCAGCGATGGAGAAGGATGGTTCTGCGGAGGAGAGGGTTCCGTAGATGGGTTTACCGTAGGAGATGGAGAGTTCGAGGGCTTCGAGGAGCTGGGCGGGTGTGTCGAGCTCGAAACCTTTTTCCTCCATGCGTCGGCGGACTAGATCGAGGTCTATTTTTTCTCCGATTGGGAGGAAGAATGCGTTGGCCTCGTTAGTGCGGTCGATGGTGCGGCCGGTCTTGTCTCGGCGGCGGGTGGGTTTTTTTAGGGATTCCCAAAGGCGCTGCACTTCTCCGGTGAGCGGGTGGTTATCTTTGCGGAGAGTTTCTGGGTGAGGGAGGAGTCCTTTGGCTTCCTCTTGAATTTCCGGAAAACCTTCCATCGCTTCCGCGGCGAGCTGTTCCTCATATTTCTTTTCGAGGCGGGCCATGGTCTGGGTCTCGTTCATTCCCACGGAGTCGGTAATGATGTCGAGGAGCCGGGCGGGGACTTTCCCCTCGGCGGTCTGCTTGCGGAGTGTGCCGGCGCGGTCGATGTCGTTAGCGATGGCGTCCGCATTTCCGGCGGTGTAGCCGGCAATGGAGGAATAGAGATTGATCCAATCGCGCGTTTTGGCTGGGACTAGCTCGGAGTTGGCGGATCCGACGACATGGGCGCGGGCGAGCTTCGAGAAAGCTTCGATGAGTGGGAGGTCGTTTTCTTGCGTGTATTCGTAATCGACTGGGAGGCCAAGGTTGGAATTGCTGGCGGTCTGGTAGGCGCGGAGGTCGGCGAGGACTTGCTCCGGAGAGACGATTCCCTCTTCGATGTAGCGTTTGATGGCGTCCTCTGAAAAGTCTTCGAAGATGTCTAGTGGGTTGTGGCCTTTAAAAAGGCGGACGGTGTAGAGTGCTTGTCCTTCACGGGTGAACTCTTGGACGGACATGGCTTTGATTGTGACGGATTCGGTGGCTTTGACTGCTTCCTCTGGGGTGAGACCGTTCTCGAGAATATAGACGCGGATCCGCGCATCGACCTGGGCTTGTGTGGTGAGGCCCATTTTGATAAGTCGGTCAATGTTGCCGGTGTATTCGTCTTCGATGACACGGGTGTCCTCGGATGCTTTTCCTTCGTCTGTGAGGGAGTCGAGTGATTGCTCGGTTGCTCCCTGGCGGATGGATTCGAGCTGGGCTTCCTCGGTGAGCTGGGCGCGGTCTCTCCAATGGAGGAGCGCTTCCTCCTCGGTCTCGAAAGACGTGGTTTCCCGTGTAATTGGGTCGGTGTAGTCGAATGTGGTGTCTTCGGTAAACTCGTTGGTTACTGGGGAAACGGTAGGAATGCCAGCGGCTTCGCGGGCTTTGGCGGCTTCCCGGAGAGTTTCGAGGACTCGAGACTTTTGCTCAGCGGTTCGAGTCTCGAGTCCTTCCTCAAAAGCTTCTTTGATTTGCTGGTCGATCTTGACGGGGTCGGTCTGGGAAACGATCGCTTTGACTCGTTCGGCTGGGATGCCTAGATCGTGAAGAATGGAGGCGTTGCGTGTGAGTTGGGCCCCATATTTGAAATGCTGAATGGATCCTCCGCCGGCTCCGATGATGGCAAAAGGGAGAATCGCTTTGAGGGCGTCCTGCTGTTCTGCTCCTGCAACTGTGAGCCATTCACCGAAGAAACCTTTCCAATTGGTTTGGGGTGCGAGTTCGGAGAATACGAGGGCGAGGTCTTGCGCTCCTTCATCGATCGCTCCTTGGATGGCTTCCTCGGAGTATTCTGCAACAAGCACGCCTGTTCCACGGGCGGCTCCGCCAATGGCTCCGCGTAGGATGGGCTTGGTGGTGATTTTATTGAGGACGCCGGCAAGCTGTGGCATTTTCCCAAAAGTAAGCTTGAGTCCTACTTTGGTAAGGACGGTCTCGGCGACTGTTTGGGCTACGCCAGAACCTATTCCGGCGAGGCGCTGGGCGTTGCGGTCTGCTTCTGGGTTTTCGATTCTGGCGTCCTCGTAGGAGTCTTGTGCGAAAGATGAGGCCATTGTTCCATACCCAAGCGGACCGGCGAGAATGGCGGGGAGAGTCCAAGCGGAGCCCGAGGCGAGGATGAGTGAGTCGGCAACAAATCCATCTGTTGAGGAGCGGACCGGGTCGCCTTCTTGGAAATAGATTTGGCGGAGTTGCTTTGCGATGAGTTGGCCGTCTTCGGCTTCCAGGAACTCTTTTTCTGTCCCGTCAACTTTGGCGCGAAGTTCAGCGCCTAAAGCGAGCGGAAGGGTGAGAGCTTTGACAACTGCATCAAAGGATCCGCGTCTCTGGCTTTTGAGCATCCGGGCATTCGCTCCGTCGTTTGTTACTGGCTCGGCCTCTTTGAGTTTTTCCGAGAGGAGTGAGAGAGTGAGGGCGCGGTCTGCTGGATCCTTTGGGACTAGCTCGATAAGGGAGCGGGTGTCGATGAGATGGTCGCCGGTAAAGCTTAAAGCACTCCGGTCGTCATTAAGTTCTTTCCCCATTTTGAGGAGAGACTCGGCGAGCTTGTCAACGATAGGGGTTAATTGGCGGTGCTTGCGGCGGGCGGCGCGGATGCTGGCTTCATACTGCTTAACGGCGGCTTCTCGTAGGCGGGGAGGGACGGCTTCGAGCTGTTCCTTGGAGAGAGTGGGAGCGGTTCCGGTTTCTCCTTTGATAATGGCGGAGAAGGAGTCTCTGGAAATTTCTTGAATCTGGCCGGTGGTGGTGGCTTCCTCGGAGTAGCGGTTCTTAATGGCGTTGAAGACGGCGCGGTCTGAACTATCTCCATCCAGGTCGAGGTGTTGTTTTGCGTAAATTTGGCGGATGGCGTCGTATTGCTCTGCGGGAATTTCACGGCCAAGGGTTGCGGAGAGATAGGAGCGATTGATGGTGCGCTGGCGAAACTCTTCCGGGTCTGCCGTGAAATCTGCTAGGCGATTGATCCTTGCGACGTTTTCCTCTGGGAGAGATTCTTCGAGTGGCTTTGTGTAAAGATTCTGGAGGCTCTCGTTGCGCTTTTTATTGGCGGCGGCGATTTGGTTGGGGAAAAGATCGTGGCCGTAGGCGGCGCGCTCTGTGACGTAGGAGCGAAGATTGTTTTTTTGTTGGTCGAGGAGGCTGGCTTGCTGTGGATCCGCGACGAGTTCGGGATTTTTCTTTGCTTCTTGGAGAGATTTAAGGGAGTTCCAGGCGGTTGTTTCTGGGACGGAAGTGAATCCTTCGAGGGCTTTTTGTAGTTCAGACATTAAAGAGAAGGTTGCTAGCGGCTTATTGGAGGGAGGAGTGAACCGCTTGCTCCGGAGCTGTCCGGAATGAGAGGCGCGTTGGTTTTAAGTAATTCGTTTAGCTCCTCGGCGGTGATGGAAACGGGAGCTGGGAGAGCTGGGATGAGAGCGGCGGAGCTGTCGAGGGAATGGCCGTTGATTCTTTCAACTTCCTTGCGGAGCTGTTCCACTGAGGGATTGTTTAGTTCAATGAATCGTTCCACTTGGCGGCGGTTGTCCTCTGCTTGTCGGGCGGCGCGTTCTTTTGTCGGGAAGTCTGACTCTTTCGAGGTGTCGCCATACATGCCTGCATCATAGGCGCGCTTGATCTGGTCGCGGGCGAGAGCGTTAAGGTCTGAAAAGTTTGGGGCTTTTCTGGCTTCCTCTGACGTGTTTCGTCCTGCTGGGGTGAGGTAGGAGAGTTCCTTTTTCAAATCTCCTCTGAATGTCGGGTGAACGGAGTCCACCAGGGCGAGTCGTGCCTCTGAATGGAGTCGGAGATATTCTTCTTTAGAGATGGAGGGGTCGGTGCGCTGGTCGCGGAGAGTGTCCAGAATTCCCCATGCGGCAAAGTATGCTTGGGAGTCCGGAGGGGTCTCCTTCTGGATGGCCTTAGTGAAGGCGCGTTTATCTTTATTTGAGAGGAACGCGGCGGAATTGATGTCTTCCTCGGTGAGTTCCCCGGCGGCTAAGGTGTCCTCAAGTATTTCGATTTCGTTAGAGCGTTCTTCTTGAACCGCTCCCTCTGCTTGGCGTATGAGGCGCTGTCTGTCTCGGGGAGTGAGAAGCTCGTTTTCTTGGTCGAAGTAGCCATCTGCCATGAGTTCGGCGGCGATGAGAGGATCGGAGGCGATGAGTGCCTCGGCTTTGAGGAGTTGCTCGGTGTGGGCAAAGTCTCGATCGAGTGAATCGATTTCTTCCGGTAGGAGGTTGAGTCCGTCCTGGGCGGATGCTTTGGCATTCTCAAAAGTTTCGCGGTCGCCGGTGCGGTGGGCGGTTTGGAGTTCGTTCTCGAAAGCGAGTTTGGCGCGTTTGCTAGTGAGGGCGGCGGCGCTCTGTGATTGGTCAATGGAGGCGCGACTGGAAAAGGATGTGAAGTGATCGGCAAGCTGGTCTTTGAGTTCCGGGGCGTAGTCTGGTTGGTCGAGGAGGTTTTTCTGTGCGGCTAGAAATGAGGCCGTGTTATTGATCCGGGCTTGCGGGTCGTTTTCCTTCTCTTGATCGAGGTTAAATTGGGCGTAGTTGGCTGCGAGGGACTGGCGAGCCTCTGAAAGTTTTCGGGCGTTGTCTTGGCGGGCGAGCTGCTGGCCAAGGTTGGTGAATTGTTGGGCGGTGTTTCCAATCGCTCCGGCGACTTGTTGAAGTGCGCGGGCGGGAGCGGCTGCTGCACTGGCGGACATTTGGGGCGCTCCTAGTGGGGTGGCGCGGGCGAGGGGGGTGTCGATCCGGATCATAAGAAAATGAGTGAGGGGAGAAAGCTACTTGTTGCCAACGCGATAGTTTCCGTAAGCGGAGCCGGCGGCGGAGGTAAGTCCGGAGATGCCGATGGCGAGAGCTTTGCCTTTGCTGGCGGCTTTTGCTTGGTCGCCTTCATAGAGCGCCATTTTCCCTTTCTGGCGGATCGATTCTGACTGGATCCCGGCGGAGCGGGCGGCGTCTGCAATGCCGATTTGCATGGAGCCGGCGGCGTCTTCGAGGACCAGGGCGGAGGATCCGGATGTGCTAATGATGTTAGAGCCGGCGGCGCGCGCGCGGAGGGTGGACATTTGCCGGCGGTTATTGATCCGCTGGCGGGCGATGTTCTCCGTTGATTCTGCTTCGAGGTTATTGGCTTCTCTTTGGGCGAGGGCGTTGTTGTATCTTGCTGCGGATTGGGCGGCTTTGCCTTCTTGCTTTGCTCCATAAACGGCGAGCCCGGTGGAGACCAGGCTCCCGACTAACATGGCGGCCCCTACTCCCATGATGTTGCGAGGTTGAGGTAAAGATTTTCCATGGGGACGGTTTCGGCTGTTCGGAAATTATGTTTTTTTAGAAAGCGGAGGAGTGCCGGCTGGTTAAATGACGCATTGATGAGCCAGTAATTGAGGGACTGGATGTGTTGAATAAGGAGATCGAGGACGTGCGCCAGCGCTTTGCCACGGGCGAGCGGGGAGGCTGCTGGGTTTGTGGCGGCGTAGGCGAGGCGGGCAACTCCGGAGCCGGTGGCGTCTAGGTAAGCGGAGCAAGTGGCGAGTGGTGTTCCGTTCTCTTTATCAAAGGCGATGAAGCCAAGTCCCGGAAGCATTTCAAGAGAGGGAGATTCTTGGTTCCGCGCTGTCCACCATGAAGAGATGAGAGAGAAATCTTCCGCGGCGATTCGGCGAGTGCCGGGGTTGATCGCGAAGGGGCGGAGGTGCATTTCTCTGACTTTAGGGGGTTTAAAAAGTGCTAGGTAGTGAAGGGGCTCATTCCTTTTTTGCGTCTATCGACGCTCGGTGATGTCCATTTTTATGAGCGCGGCGCGTAGGGTGAACGGGTAGGGAGTATCGTGAATCACTCCGAGTTGGAGGTCGTCGGTGTGTCCTAAGTCTGGGGCTACGTCCGCCCATCCAGTAAAAAGCTCGGCCCCGGTGATTGGTTGGGGGATTGGCTGGGCGAGGTTTGGGTTGATATTGTAGGAGCGGCCTCCGCTAGAACGGTAGAGAGACAGGGCAAATTTATTGGATCGCTTTCTTTGGCCGTGGGTTTCTGGGTAGTCGATTGGCAGGCTGCGGTAGTGGGCGCGCACTGGGTAGCCAAGGAGCGCGCGGGTGCAAGCGGTGATGGTGAAGGGGGAAGCGGTGGGAGTGACGACTGACTCGGTGAGATTGCCGTTATCGTCCGATGTGATGAGGGTGAGCTCTTGATTGAGAAGGTGGGCGGGAACGGTGAGTTGGGTGATGTCCTCTCCAAGCGTAGAGATTCCATCCAGGTAGAAGTAGGGGAAAGGTTCTTGGAAAGGCTCGTTCGGATTTTGGCCGGTTTCTTGGGTTTCTTGAAAGTGCTGTGGGAAGCGGGCGAGGGAGGAGAGTCCGGCGCCATGATCGAGGATAAAGAAAACTTCGTCGTCGCCTTCGTCGCTTGGCAGGATGGCAACGTCTCGGAATTTGGTGAGGGGGGAATTGTGTCTCGTCCAGGCTTGGATGTTATCGCGGCGGGAGTAAGCGAATTGCAAGAGAACTCCATCTCTAGTGATGGAATAGAGTGAGGGTTCGCGGGTCTGCTGGTAGTCGATCGAGATGACTCCGGGCTGTGTGAGGTGCTCGGCAAGACGAGATAGGTCTGCGGCGTCGTAGCCTCCGAGCTCGTCGGAAAATGCGATTTGATGGAGGCGGGATCCTTTACGGTTTAGGAAGTAGAGAGAATCGGCGGCGAGGACCGGTTGCAAAGAACTGGATCCGGTGGCGGTGTAGAGGCGGGCATTGAAGTTTGCCGGCGAAAGAGTGGAGTCCTGTGTTTCGGATCCGCATACCCATAAAGCCGTAGCGGTTCCAAGGAAAAGCCGGCGCTGTGATGCAATCCAGCGAATCGGGTATTGATACGGAGCGGCGAGGGTAACGAAAATTGCATCTGTGTCGGCGGCTCCTATTCTAAAATTGATGAAGTCGTCGGTTTGTGAGAGCCAGATAGAGACGGGTCGGGAATACGTGCCGGCGAAACATAGGCGAGACTCATGGAGAGAGATAGCTGCGGGAAACCCACGGCGAGCGGAGAAGGCTCCCTCGCTCCAATCTTCCGTGAGTCCTGACATGATGGTTGTCGTGGCGAAGCCGGTGAGGATCGAGCTATTGACAAACGTATCGGCAAGGGCGTAGCCGGTTATTTTTTGGGACTCTGGGGATAGGACCGCGCGTTGGGCTCCGGAGCCGGCGGTGGAGGCGGAGGATTCGAATGAAATGCGTAAAAGCACCGGTTGGACTTCCTCTCCTTTGTCAGAGACATTGCGGTCTCCGGATGCTTGAAAGTTCCTGATAGTTTCCCATGAAGCGGAGTTATCGGTTGAGCGTTCGATTCTGAAAGTTCCGTGCCATGTTCCAAAGGTGGTAAAGTTCCAAGCTCCTTCCACGGCGATAGGCTGAGAATTATTGCCATTATTTGCAGTAATAGCGGCGAGTTCAGATTGAAAGTCTGATTTATCGCGGCTTGGAGAGATTTGGAAGGGAGTGCCCGGTGAGTTGGAGGTTGCTGCATAAGAAGAATCGAAACGCTCGACAAGCAACCAATCATCGCCAGTCTCCGGCTTTCCGGAGATGCCTCCGTCGGCTGTGCTGACTAGGGTGGGGGTGATGTTGCTTTGGGCTTCCCATACTTGTCCATTGTAGGAGACGAGTGTTCCGGTTTGAATGTCGATAAACGGGACGTAGGCAGGGTAAGGACGGGGAGGGGAGGGGAGGAAAACTTCGTAAATGTCTGGCCGAGTATCTGGAACGGGGATTCCATTTGACGGGGTTACGGTGATCAGCATCTTGTAAATCGTTCCATCGTAATAGACTAGCGTGTCAATCCCGATGCTAGAGCTAGTGCTCCAGGTGCGGATGTTATCCCAATAAGGGCTAGTGAATCCGGGGTGCTCTCCGGCATTGGCTGGCTGGTGGGTCTGGGTGCAATAGTAGCTTCCATTGCTGCCCTCGTCGGTGTATATGAACTGGCCTTCTTCAAAGGTATTAACAAAGTCTTCCGCGAAAGTATTGATTGCCGTGAGCGTAACGGGTTCGTTTTTTTGGTAAATTCTGCGACGCCACATTCTTTTCCAATTATCGCCAGTCATTGGGCGCGTGTTGAGAGCGGGTTCGTGCCTTGCAAGGCAAGTCCATTCTGCTCCTCCGTAGAAGACCGAAGTCCCTGCGGCGTAGGAAGTAGCGAGATCATCCCATGCGGCCGCTATGGGATTAGAAAGAACGGAAAATTTAAGGTTGGATACGCGGTTTTGATCGAGGACGGGAGGCTGGGTGAATGGAATAAACTCGATTCTCCAATCGGTATCGGAGCGGCGGGAGAGTTGGATTGGGTGAGTCTGGGGGTGGGAGATGAAAAGGACGTCATTGATGGCGACGTATTGGAGGAGACGGAGCGGAGCTGACCAGAAACCCGTAGGAGCGGGGACGGGTGGAACTTTTGGGGTGAGGCCGGTGAGGAAATCGAGGGATGCGGCGGTCGTTCCATCTGTGCGGTAGATGGTGAGGAGTCCGGTGGTGAAGTGGAGGAGGTAGCGCGCGCCATCTGTGGAGGTGAATGGGACAAGCTTGGAGTTTTGGCCGGCGGTGAGAGTGGCGGCTAGGTGGAGGAGTCCAGGGCGCTTAGAAAGTGAACCAAAGGGGGAGGCTATAAAATTCTCACAAATCTCTGCGCTCGATGCGGTTTTCTCGAAATCGGTGCGGTGTCGGAGGTAGGGGGAGACTTCGCCATTGTTGAAGGAGAGGAGGGAGGTTTTCATGGGTAAATAATTAAAGCTTTAAAGGATCCCGGATTGTCCGGATGGATAAAAGCGGGAGCGGACAAGTCCTGATTGCGCGATGAGCTTGCGCGGGCCGTGGTTTTCGCCGGATCCAGTTTCTTGGGCGGATTTGTTCATGGCTTTAGAGAGTGCGAGGAGGCTTTGTTGGAGGAGACTTGAGGAGAGCTGCTCTGATTGGGCAAGCGTCTTGGCTAGCTTGGAGGCGAGAGCCAAGGTGAAAGCTTCCTTAAAGCGGGCGGGGTAGGTGGAAATGGGTGGGTTGTCTGAGATGTATAGGATGTTGCGCGGGGAGTCGTCTTCTGTGAGAAGTTTATCCCCGATGATTTCAAAGCGGAGACCTGGCGCATCGATGGAGTCATTGATGCGGATGAAGCGGGCGCAATCTGTGGGGAGTTTGAATCCGGTAGGCCACGGCGCAAACATTGGGGAGAGATTTACTACTAGGGAGGCCGTAAGGAGACTAGACTCTAGTGCGAATATGGCACGGTGGGGGGAAATGTCCGGGGAGGATGAGGTGAAGGTGTAAGGAATGTCTCCATTGATCGCGGTGACAGTGACAATCCAATTGAGGGAAAGCTTGCGACGGGTGAAAAGCCAGATTGCGCCATCGTCATCGGTGGCGGTGTAGGTGGTGATACTTTCGGAGTCGGAGGAAAGTTCGATTCCTCTGATAGTGGTCGAGATTCCTTCTAGGATAAAAATGGCCTCAAAGTAGAAAGGGAGGAGGGTGGAGGTGATGCGGGCAAATGACCATGGATGATCTTCGAGGAGTGTCTCCAAGGTGACGCGATAATGGGCGCGGGCAGAAACGGCGGCGGTGCTGGTGTCTGTGTCTAGGTTTACGAGAGGAGGCTCTCCAATGTGATCGAGGGCGATGCTTGCCAAGGTTGTTTCATTCATGAGGTTGCTGGGGTTGGGTGGTTCAATGGAATTTTAGTAAAGAAAAAACCCGTGCCATACCCAGTGGCACGGGTTTTCTCAACACTATGAAACCAAGCGGTTACTTAGAACGATAAGCGATGAGGAAGACAAGCTTCCCATCAGCGGAAATGGAGGCGGCGGATTTAACGATTGCGGAGATGCCTTTGCCAACTGGGAGGCGATATGGGACCAGTGTGCCGGCTGGGATTGTGCCGGATGCGAATCCAATTTGTCCGCCTGCGGAGAGGACAATGCCGTCCGCATAGCGGTCCACGTCGTCGGCGTCTCCGATGTCGAGGGTTAGGGTTGTGCCGGGGTTCGCGCAAGTGACGGAGCAAAGCTGCGGGACGACGATTGCACCGTCCGGGATGAATTGATCCGGGATAATGGTGAGGATGTCGTCGGCTGCGAGCGATGCACCGATGTCAACGATAGCGGTGGCGATGGTGAGTTTACCGTTGGCGTCGTCTCCGTTGACAAGTTTGTCTGACAGAGCGGGCGCTGCGGCTAATACTGCGAGGGTTGATAGAATTGTGGCCATGATATTTTAAGTAAAAGGTGAGAGGAGGGGGAGTCTGTCCCCCGGCAGGTTCTTATGGTGGTTAGATATGCGCGTTGATGCGGACGACTTGGCTTTCTTGGCGACGTGTCGCGTTGAATGCGTATTTCGAGGTGAACTGGACCGCGTGGTCGAGTTCGGCGAGAATATCGACATGCACTTTAAGGTCCTGCCAAATATCGAGATAGAGGCCGTCCGATGTCCAGATAGCGGATTCGACAATCTGGTCGTCCGCTTCGTTAATGCGGAGAGCTTCGATCGACATCCAGTTGACTCCGAGCCAAAACTTAAGAGTTCCATTCTCGTCATAGACGGGAGGGAGGAAGTCTTTGGAGAAGAGACGGTCTCCGTTGGGGGAGTTAGCGGACTGGAGGAGTTGCGCTTCGAGTTCGGCATTCATCAGGCCGCAAAGCTTGACGCCTTGGGCTTGCTTTTCAGCGTTGAAGGCTTCCGATTTTTTCAGCATTTTAACTGCTTCGATTACCTTTGGACCGGTGAGGCCGGATTCGGCTGCTGCGCCGGATGCCACGAAATCCACGGAGACGCTCTGCGTGATGTTCTTGGATTCGGTGCCTTTTTTGCCAACTACGTTTTCGCCAAGGAGTCCCTCGATGAGCACGCTGTCAAGCTGGCGAGCGTATGCGGCGCTGTGCTGCATTACGTGGGTTCCATTTCCCATGATGGTCGGAGCAAGTGCTTGCTCGTCCCATTCACTTTCGGAGGAGAGTCCCCGGAAAGTGCGGATGTGGTTCCAGCGCTTCTCGGTTTCGAGATCCTTCTGTTGGAGGCGGGTGTAGCGTTCGCCGGTCGTTTCCTTGGAAACGATAGAGTGAACTTGATTATGAGTCTTTGACTCGCCAGTGCATCCGGTAGTTACTACGGCGCAATTGCGGAGACGGGAGACGGTTTGAGCTGCGAGCGGCTCAAAGTTTTTACCAAACTGAGTGGTGAAGTGGTCGGGGACGGTGTCCATGATTTTAGTTTTCGATTAGATTTTGATTAGAAGAGGCAGGGATGAGTTGCTGGCTTCTGGTGGCGGTTGTCCTTGCGGGGCGTGTCCAGTGGCTTGCGGAAGGGACGGGGCCGAAATCGAAAAGAGATCAGGTTGTCTGTCTGGTTAGACGTTGGGCTATTTTTAGGAGGTGCGGGAGTGAAGGGGGTTTGTCGTGAAAGTTAGGGTTTAGTGGGTAAGAAAAAACCCGCGCCATTTCTGGGCGGGTTCTTGGGATTTAGTTGGAAGAGTGCTATTTCTTCGAAGCGGTGTAGAGATCTGCAACTTTGTTATAGGCGGAGACATCGCCGGCTTTATATTTTTCCGACCAGACTGGATCTTTTCCGTCGATGATCTGCTGGGCTTGCTCGGCTGGGCTGCGGAGTTCCCCGAAGCCGGATGGAGGGCGGATGCCGTCTTCCTGGGTGAGCTTGGCAACTTGCATCATTACGCGGGCAAAGTCGGGATTGTTAGCGAGGGACTTTGCGGAGTCCTCGGAGATGCCTGCTTGCTCGCCTAGGGTGTTGGTGAGGTGACGGACGGTGGAGGCGTTCTGCGTGAAGTCTCCGCGCCATTCTGCGATGAGCGAGTCCTGTGCCGCTTTGGAAGTTTCTGCGGTGGTGGTGGCGTGCTGGGACGCGCGGGCTCCTTCAATCTCAATTTGCTTGGCAAGCAAAGCTTGGAGCGCGGGAGCTGGGACGTGGTGCTTGTGCGCGACTGCTGCAAACTCTTTGGCAATGTCTTCATTGAACTCGGTCCCTTCTGGGAGGTTCTCTGGGATTCCCATGTTGTAGCCTTCTGGCGTTGAGGGGACGTTGGCGAGGGTTTGGAAGCGGGAGACTTCGTCGGGTGTCGAGGTGTCTGTTGGATAGGTTGGACCGGTTCCTCTGAGATGAACGTAACTTTTAAGAAGTGAGCCAACGTCTTTAAATCTGCCGGCGGTTTCTGCGTGCGGCGCAAACTCGTCTCCGAGTGATGTGTGCCAGTTTTCCGAGAAGGTTCCATCTGGGTTGATCAGAGAAACGGGCGGTTGTGCTGCTGCGGCTGCTGCGGATGGGTCTGGGGCTGCGGCGGCTGGGCTTGCTGCTGCTGCAGCGGGTGTTACTGCTGGGTCTGGGACTACTGCAGCGGCTAGGTCTGGGGTTGCTTCCATGGTTTTCTAAGGTGCGAGTTTTAAGGCGATGCTTGGTTTATGCTAAGAGTTTTTTGAGGCGGGCGAGGGCTGGTTTTGCGCTTTTGATTCCGGCGCAACGGCGCTGCATGTTTGGCGCGCGAAGTGAGTAGAGGTGGAAAAACTTCTCATCGCTGTGAAAGCGGGCGGAATAGATAAAGAATTCGACTGTGCCAGTTCCTAAGACGGGGTCGATCGCGGGTTCTTCTGGCGATGGCTCTGGGTTATGAGATAGCTGTGGGCTTGGCGTCTGCGCTTTCGCCGGTGTTGGGGTCTCGCTCGGGCTGGGAGTTTGCAGCGATTTCGAGGAGGATGGATTTTCGTCCGTCTCGGAAAGCGGCGGCAATGGGGCAATAGCTTCCGGTGGCTGTGGGGAGAAAGCTTGGGGAGTTGGAGCCGGCGGTGGAGCGTAGGCAGGCAATGACGCGGGCGGCGTCTGGGGAGGAATCGGTAAAGCTTCCGTCTTGGTAGGTTCCGAAGATGTGGCGGAATGACTGGCGGAGCTGTCTGCCGGCGTTGCGGTTTTTTTCTGCGGCGACTTCTTTGCTTGCTTGGTTGTTGGGCGTTTTCGTGGCATGGGACATTGTGTTGTTAAGGCTGAGAGTTTCTAAGGTTTTATTGTTGGAATGCGTCCGGTGGGAGTTGCTGGGCGGCCTTGGCAACTTGCTCGGCTCCTCCTAGGTTTTTGACGGCTTCGGTCGCTTGGAGCGCTTGTTGCTGCTCTGCTTGTTGCTGACGGGATTGGGCGAGTTCTTCGAGCTGTTTTGGGGTGCGTAGAAGTTTTGACGGGAGTCCCTTGGCTCGGATGAAGTGCGGGATGATTGCAGCGGGGTCGAGTTGGTCGTAGATGGTTGGATCGAGCTGGCCCATTGGACCGGTGACGGTGAAAATATCTTGGAGGCTAGTGAGGTGGGACTGTTCCAGGGCGAGCGCCATGGCTGAAACGTATTCGACATCTGGGTCGGCTAGAAATGCTCCTAAATCGTCTTGCTGTAAAATTTCCGGAGGCGGCGGTGGAATTTCTCCGGAGCGGATAAGGAGAGCGAAGCACCGGCGGAGAATCGGGGTGAGAAACTCGCGGACCATGTTGGAATAGATGGGGTGGAAAAGCTCACGGGACTCCGATATGATGGCGGAAACGTGGGTCGCTGTGGCGTCTGGCGAGAGGTGTGAAACGGCGTTGAATAGTTCAACGTGAAACGCTTCTTTGATGGCTGCGCGCTTTTCTTGGGAGCGGTCTTTGCCAATGTCATAGCGGCCTCCTGTGAGCCATTCTTTCGGCATAGCGGAGGGGTTGTTTGGATCAAAGGAAGTGATTCCCATGGCTCGGTAGTCAACGTCCTCGGTCATTCCGGATGGGACAAGGACGGGAGGAAATGCGGCGCGCTCGGCCAGGGTGTCGAGGAGCTGCTCTAAATAATTGAGCTGAGAAGCTTCTGGGAGGGCTGCGTAGGATGGAGCCCATCCGTAAGGGCTTTCTCCCCATGTGGACCATCTGGAAACGGCGATTGGCATTTCGTCAAATCCGGATTCTTCGAGGATGTGATTTCCGGCTTTAAGAACGTGGAAGGACGCAAACGCTTTGTTTCGAGAATCATTTTTGCGCGGGTCTCGATCATGGCGCGGATGAATAAGCCGGGAGATTTCCAGCTTTTTTGTGAATCGTGTCGATGGATCATCGTGGAGTTTTTGGACGGACTCCGGGACTTTTTGGAAAGCTTGGACAATCTGCGCGGGAGTGAACGAATAGGTGTGGGCAATCGTGTCAACTTCATCGAGCGAGTTTTGCGAGATGGAGTAGGAGCCAACGGGGAGGGCGCGAAAGTGGAGCCCTTTTTGATTGGATCCGGTGACGGCTTCGAGAGCGGAGATTCCGAAGGCTCCCCGGTCGAGATAACATTCATGCGCCCGGTTGTAGAAATTTGATGTGCCAAGCTTGGCGGCGAGGATTTCCGTGGCGCGGTGGTAGTAGGCTTGGGCAGTGGGATTGTCTTCTTGTTCGGCTGGTGGGCGTAGGACAAACCATCTGGCTCCCATGGGAGTGATGCGGGCGGACTGTCCGGAAGCGAGGGTTCCGTTGGCGCGCTGGGCGGTTCCGTCAAATGTCGAGGCCAGCTTGGTGCGGTCTGGCGTGTTCTGGGTTTGAGCGGCGCGTTGGATGGTGGAGCGGCGTGGGTGGCAAACGTCTGCCAGTTCCTGCCATAATCCTTCCCATGGCGTGCGTTCGGCATCGAGGGCTCCGATGATGCGAACAATGTTTTCAGCTTGTTCGGACATGATTAGCCAAGCGTGGATTTACCGCCGTTGGGATTGGAGGAGAGGATGGTGTCCTCGAATGAGTAACGCGATTTCTGTTTCTTCCGTTGCTGGGTCTCTGCCTGTTCGCGGTCTGCACCGGTGGATTTAACCGGTGGCGGTGGTGGCGGTGGAGCTGCGGGGGCTTTGGGTGTTTTTGTCATGGCGGGCGAGGACTACATCGAGAGAATATATCCGGAATTTTTGCCGGCGATTCCAAGAAACGAAGGGAAGCGGGTGGAGGCGCGCTTGACTCAGTAACTCCGGGAGATTTCCGGCTGCTGCCCAAATATGCCAACAATCTGAGGATGTCGGGGAGTGAAGGGGGTCTAGGGTTCCATGCGTGTCTGTTAATGTGGAAATGACTGGCCGAGCGAGTAGGAAACCGGTGGGGGTAGAGAGGACGTGGGCATAGTGGAGATGGTAGGTGATTACTTCGTTCCATGTGTAGCGGGTTTCGACATCGCCGGCGTTGGAGTAGAGGATGGCGGCTTGTAGGTAAGGGCTCATCGTTTGATGCCTCCGAGGGCTTTGGGTTTGTTTCTCGCTCGGGAAGATGGGGCGTTGATCATCTTGCGGCGGTGGGCTTCTGCGAAGGTGCGGAAAGCGTCGGCGCTGTGGGAAAAAACGTCATGCTTGGGCATTTCACGGAGAGAGGAGCGTCCAGCGGCGGAAACGTCTTTGCTGTAACCTTCGAGGCAAGCGACTCCGGAGGGGTAGTCTTCTTGGGTGTCGCCGGCGCGGTGGGTGCTGCCGTCTGCGTTTCTGGATGTATCGCAAGCGGTTTTATGAAACCAACAATGAGGGAGCACGTCGCGGACGTAGCCGATTCCTAGCCATTTATCCGAAGTGCGGGGGACTACTGAGATGTTGGTCATGCCTCCGGCTTCGAGCTCTGCGCGATAGGAGAGTCCTGTGCCTCGGTCTCGGGTTTCTGCATCGTGCGGGAGGTAGTGGGAGGCAATCGGTTTGTTGTATTTCCTTTCCCAAAGGAGCATCCTGTCCGGCATTCCGGAGCCGGGGACGTTTTCCACTTCCATCCAATCGAGGACAAGGAACGATCTTCCTACGTCTTGAATGAGCCAGACGGAGGTGTAGTCTGAGAGGCCAATGTCCCAAAAGGTGAAAAGCGGGTGATTAGCTTCGTGGCCGAAGTCGATGATTCTGCCGGCTGCTCGGAGGTCGGCCATTTGCTTCCCGTAGATGGCTCCCTCGAAAATTGATTCGAAGGCTTCGCCGGCGGTGGATGGAAATTCTTTCTTCATGCCGTGGCCTTGTTCTTGGTGTTTGTGATCATACCAAAGCATCTGCTCCTCTGTGACGGTGATGCCGTGGTCGCGTTCGAGGATAGCGAAGTAGTCGAGAATTTCTGGGCGGATGGTGTGTTCATGGGTTGGGAGCTGGTAGCGAGGATCGATGTGCCAAGAGTAAAAGTGAAATCGCGATTGAATGGTCGAGAGTTTCTGTGGGTCGAGTCGCATGCATTGTTGAAGGAGCCGGTAATGGTCTCCGGTGCGGCCTCCTTCATGGGTGGACTCGATGTTGCGGATGTTTCCGGGGGTCATGGCATTGAAAGCTCCGTTGATAATTTCCCGCATTTTCTTGGGCGCCCAAATTGCAGTCTTGCCAGGTTCTGAAAGGTGGATCCGCTGGGGAGTGGATCCACGGAGGGAGGTGGAGCATTTTGCAATGGATCCATTTTCAAACTCGATCTTGCGAGCGGCGAGGGAGGCGAGTGGAACTGCTTTCTTTATGAGCTTTCCCATCTGCCACGTTTCCGGGTGGATGTCCCCGTTGTCGAGGTGCTCCCATGCGGTGTGCAGCATGAGGAGTTTAGACTCCGCGTCTTCGATCGTGTAATCGATGATCCCGGCGGAGAGTCCGGTTGAGGAAAAAAGGAGATCATCTGCGTAGATGATTTCGATCATGGTGGAAAATCCAACTTTCCGCGCTTTGAGGACATGGTTGCAATACCAATAATTATTCCAGAAAAGTCGCTGGCCTAGGTTGGGGCGGAAAGGGCAAAGTTTTCCGTTGGCGTCTCGGATGGTATAGATGTTTTGTAGCCTCCATTCCCTGCTTGCGAGCGGGGTGGATTGCAGTCCATCGAGGGGAGAGATGTGCCGGAGTAAGTGCATTTATGCTATCCGACGTATGGGGGTGATATTGTTTTCTGAATGGTCGAGGGGACTGGAAACTCTGGAGGCTAGTTGGGGAAGGCAATGGGTATATATCTGGGTGGTTTCGATGTAGGCATGTCCGAGAAGTTCTTGAAGCTCTGGGAGTGTGCCACCAGCTTCGAGGTAGGCAGTGGCGAAGCCATGGCGGAAAGCGTGGGCGGTGACGCGCTTGGAGGTTCCGGCGCGGCGAGTGGCGACTTTGAGGACTTTTGAGAAACCCTTGGGGCAACGGTGATGCCGGCGGCGGAGCTGGGTCTCTGGGTCTTTGGATTCTGAGGGTGACGGGAAAATCCAGAACCATGGCCATTCCCTGCCGGCGTTCGGGAATTTTCGCTCTAGGCCGTTGGGGAGGTGGATTGGGTTTCTTTTTTCGAAGCGGTCTTCTGTCCAGATTGCCCGGTTGACTTCGAGGCGCTGGGTGAGGATGGGGATGAGAGAGCCGGCAAGCATGACGATCCTGTCCTTATTTCCTTTTCCTCCTCTTATGGTGACGGTGCGGCGCACGAGATCGAGGTCTTTGACTCGGAGGCGTAGGCATTCCGCAATGCGGAGACCTGAGCCAATGAGAAGGGAAGCGATTTCATCAGCCGGGCTAGGAAGGAAGGATATGATTTCTTTAGCTTCTTTGATCGTTACCCATGCGGGGACTGTGATCTTTTTTCTAGGTCTTGCCCATGCCGGGAGCGTCCCTATCGGCCTTCCAATGATCCGATAAAAACAGACTAGCGCATTGAGCGCCTGCTTTTGGAGTCCTGCGGAGCGAGTCCGAGCGAGGAGAGAGAGGTAGTCTGAAACTTTTTCCTCGGCGGTGGAGGCTTTGCTCTTGGTAGAAAAGGAAAGAAACTGACGAACGTGGGATTTATAGCTGGATTGGGTGGTCCGGGCTTTCCGTTCCACCTGCATTCCAATTTCAAATTTTTCGAGAGCGTCTTTAATTTTCATGATAAAGGGAACTTAAGTTCTTATACTTCACTGTTATGCTGAACATTCATCCGCAGCATCGTCTTCCAGTGCATGGTTGAGAGATGATAGCGCATCCGGCAGCGTTGAGCAATGCTCACCGCTTACGCTTCCTCCAGCTTTCCAGTGCATCGTTGAGTAGATGCCGTGAACGTTCTTTGATGTGGTTAGCACTCCGCCGTGTTCGATTGCTATTGTGATCCAGTAGTATTTCATTTATTCGGGTAGTATTTCATTTATTCAGTAGCTTGAGATTATTCGGTAGCTTGAGATTATTCGAAAGAAGCATAACAAGGCGTAGAAGACGACGCCGAGGAAGGTGGCTCGCAAGGTTTCAGGGTGAAGGGCTGGTTATCCATGTTCGGAATCGTTGGGGTGATTATCGCCTCGGCGCGTCTTTACTTGATCGTT